ATGATAAAAGTCCTTGTTTTCTTTAATGCTGAATCCTGTAAAGTCATGACTGTTCTGGAAGATATATCCTCTATCAGGCAGGAATATCCGAACGGTGAAGAAACGCATTTTCGGATTATGTCTGCAGGCTTTCCTTCCTTAACTGGCGTTCATGGTATTGTTTACGTAGCTTCTGACAGGGAGTTAACGTCACAGGAGATACTTGATGCGGCAAGGAAATATTTATAGCTTTTTTTATGCTCTCTGCTTCACGTTTGATTGCATTCTTACCATATTTATCAGAAGCGAACAAAAAATGAGTTAAAAATATTTACGGCCTGCTAACAGCAGGCTTTTTTTCATATTCAACATTTTAATACCTACACTGACATGAGAGAAATATTCTTTGTTATCTGATTAAATGCCGATATTTCTCTCACCCTCCTCATGCTATCTTGCCTTTTATGATGAATCCTCCTGAGCGGCAGGGCTAATTAACCTGATGACTCCTATGCTGGAATGTTCATCATGCACGACTGAAGCAGCGAGTCATGGGAGGTTACCCAAAGACTTACCGGGAGGCACCCGGCATCATATATAAGCCCCTGCATATTGCTGCAGGGGATTTAATGCTTCTGATCACTAAAAGTGATTATCGAACAATTGTTATTTATTTCCGCTTTTAGCACATAGCAATCCTAAAAACAGTAGCCACCGTCATGGGGTGTCGGGGGGCGGAGGTTCAAACCCTCTCGCGCCGACCAAAACTCCTTTAAGAACCAGACTTTACGGCTGTTTTTTTATGCCTGTTTTCTGTACGGGGAAACTCAGGGGGATTATTGGGGTGAAACTATCGACAGATTACCAGCCAACTAGGTTCTATCGGGTTGTAATATCCTCTTGAATAGCAAGCACGATAATTGCCAGGAACCTTTTCCCTTTACAGTTGTCTGACAATTGAATTCATCTGACATTAAGAAGCTCTATGATTACTAGTCTCTTATTGGTATTTGCCGCGATTACCACTCTGTGCATCATGTTGTTCGCTGCGGTAAAAGTAGGGATTGGTTTGTCTAACAATCCAGACAGAAATGATAATTAGCCTCAACCACGTAACCCCACTTCATACTTCACTTAGCAATAATGTGCTCACATGGCCGGGCAATCATCAAACTCTGCATTCCTAGCATCATTGATGATGTAAGTAATCACCCAGAATATAGCGGGTGCAGAACCGTATCCGTCATCATCTACTGGCAGCGCCTCCTTTCGCCCGCTCTCCAGATTAATCAGGTGGGGTTGAGGGTGAGTCCGATATCGCTTCCCCGTCGATTGCACATATCAGCAGTGAGTCATCGCAGGCAGTAAGTGATGCCTCTACCACAAGCAGCGCCCCCTGGAGTATCCCTTCCCTGAAATGTGAACGTGATACCCGCATGAAGTAAGTCGTTGCTGGTTGATAAGCTGCTGATCGAGTGAGATCCTCGTTTCAACGTAATCACTGGCAGTTGAAGGGAACCCCATAGCTAAAATCCTCCGTTTGGGGTGAACAGTAGAAATCTGGTAATCATTCAATACCCGCACTATCGAACGTTCGCCAGTTTACCAGCCGCTTTGTGCTCGTTCTGTCTGCCCGTATCCCGATTAGCGGGGCATGGACAGGCCACAAAAAAAGGCCCCTGCACATGCAGAGGCCTTTCTCTATGCAAATTAACGAAAATGGCGCGTATACGCGCCATCGGTAGTGAACCAGCATTTCCAGTATCGCTAGCGTGGTAAAGCGACTCATTATGCCTCCTCCGGCCATCCTGGCTGGTAAGCAATTATGGCGCTCATATCTGTCAGCTGTGTCACATCTTCTTTCATCTGTCGCTGCCGCTCGTGAACTCTGAAGCCGTGCATTACCATTGCCTGCACCATCGCTGCCTCCAGCTGTTGCAGGAACGCAAAATTAACGGGAACATCGTGGTTATCCGCATCCGTCCAGAAAAATCCCTCCGGTAACTGTCCTGCACTGCCAGCCATAACCACGGGCGCAAGACGCTCATGCGACGCTTTGCCGCCATCCCAACGCTGGCCACCAAATTCAAAAATAATGTTGGCGTTTTCCTGAACGTCCCGCCAGTTGCTGATTTCAGTCAGTTTCTGATTTCGTAAATCCTCCACCATTTTGTCAGTCACAATATAAGGGGCTACAGGTCCATACTTTCCTGATTCAAGCTCGCTGTAGATACGGCGTCCATGCTCCTCAAAATCATTCTGACATGCAGTGAAAGGCAGAAACTCATCAAACTCTGCAAATTTAACCCTGCAGTTAATCGCTGTATGTTCTTTATTCGCCCACTCAGGAGCCTGAATGTCCTCAATATTCATACAATCTCCTGCTATGAAATTCGCTGAAAAAGACCGGCATAATATTGAAAATTATTCCCAGATATACCACTAGATGAAGAGCTTATAATCCCACACGAACGCCATGTACCCGGCAAAGTGTATGCCTGGTTAGGACCCCAGATACAAAATAATGCTTCACGATTGCTGTTAGCTAGAATTCCACACGCCCGCAAGCTACTCCCTGCATAATTTACACCGGGATTCAAAGGACTTCTGGATGGTTCCAAAAATGCCAGCGCAAACGTACCTACAGCATGAAGATCACCCGCTGGTGCACCTGCTGGTCCCTGCGGCCCTTGCGGTCCCGTAGCACCTGTTGCTCCTTTTGCGCCTGCCTGTCCTTGTGGTCCAGTAGCTCCTGTTGCACCCTTAGCGCCTGCAGGCCCCTGTGGTCCTTGCGGTCCAGTTAACCCGGTATCCCCTTTATCTCCCTTATCCCCTTTTGCGCCTGCCGGTCCCTGCGGACCTGCAGGGCCAGTTGCTCCAGTAGCCCCTCTGGCACCAGTTAACCCGGTATCTCCTTTGTCACCCTTTTCACCTTTTGCACCTGCCGGTCCCTGCGGACCTGCAGGGCCTGTTGGTCCTGTAGCCCCCGTTAGCCCGGGGTCTCCCTTGTCACCCTTTTCGCCTTTTGCACCTGCCGGTCCCTGCGGACCAGCTGGGCCAATTGGTCCTGTTGCCCCCGTTAACCCGGTGTCTCCCTTGTCACCCTTTTCACCTTTTGCACCGGCAGGCCCCTGCGGACCTGGCGGACCACTGAGGTCTTCACTTTCCTGTATCTCTTTAATGGTATCAGCGGCGGCTTTTGACGCTGCACTTCTGGCCTGTTCAGCAAGAAGCTGTGCTTCATCCCTTGCCTGTTCACTTTCTTTCTCACTGGCAGCAGCAGCCTGTGCGCAGTTCCGGGCATTCAGGGCATTTTCCTGAGCTTCATCTCGCAGCGTCAGGGCCTCATCTCTGGCCTGTTCTGCGCTGGTGGCGCTCTCAGCGGCTTCATTTTTATGGTTCTCAGCCGTTTTGGCTGACTGCAGGGCTGATGCTCCACTTGAAGATGCCGATTCTGCACTGGCTGATGCCGCAGTCTCTGATTTAGCGGCCTTGTCGCTGGATTCCCTGGCATGCTGTTCACTTAGTGCTGCAGCTGCTGCGCTGTTATTACCCTGTTCTGCAGCCTGTGTAGCCGTGAGGGCGCTTTCACGCGCTGAGGTTTCAGATGCAGCTGCATTGCCCGCGTGCTCACCCGCTGTTTGTGCTGACGAGGCGGCACTTTTGGCACTTCCAGCTGCAGACTGTGCCGAAGTACCTGCCTCCTGCTGCGCTTTCTGTGCCGTATCAGCGGAAGTTTTTGCCACTCCGGCCTGTTCCGTCGCTGTCTGTGCAGACTTTGCCGCACTGTCCGCATCTGCACCGCTGGCCAGAACGTCCTGTGCTGTCTGCCGGGCAGAGTCTGTGGCAGATAGGGCAGACTCATCAGCAGCATCGGCAGAGAGCGCCGCCAGGCGCTGTGACTCTGCCGCAGCCGTTGCAGACAACGCTGTCGCGTCTTTACTCTGCTCTGCTGACTGTGCGGCCTGCTCGGCGCGTTCCCGATCCTTCTCTACCTCCTGGTACAGCGCTGCTGTGCGGTTTACCATTTCCTCAAAACGTTTCATCACCTCCGGACGAAGGTCCGCATCCTTTGGCGCATCGAGAAACGCATTCAGGGTATCCGGCATATCGGTCGGGGCCACGTAAATATCACCGGCCACTGAGGGAGGAAAACCTTCCCGCAACAGTGACACACTGTAATAGCCCGGCTCAGCCTCAATGCTGTAGTGACCGTCCGCTCCTGTAAGAGTGGATGAAGTTACCTCCACAACAACTGTCTGGCTGGTTTTCTTCGCATTCAGCTGGATGATGCAGTCCTGTACCGGTTTCCCCGCTCCGTCTTTTAATATGCCAGAGATAAGTACTGCCATAATTCCTCCATAAAAAAACCGCCCGAAGGCGGTTTCTGTAATTAGCTGACAGTTATATTTATTGAATTAACTTTTGTTCTGTTCCGGCTTTTATTGACCGTATCACTGGCACAGACAATTTGAGCAACTGATACGGTAATGAATAATTGCACCCATAGGTTTAATCAGAATTTATAGCCAATACCGACGATAAAACTATCAGTGCGCCAGTCGCCACTACCGGAGCCTTCATAAGCGAGATCAATAGCCACGGACTCTGCCGGGTTAAACTGCACACCCGTACTCCAGGCCAGAGAGGTGTTGCTACGACGACTTCCATCGCTTCCGGTCAGCACATCGTGAGCCTCACCCTGATCGTCCGTCACTTTCATATAATCCCCGGAAAAGGGCGATACTCGCCCCCAGGACGCCCCAATCATCGTGTATGCACTGAACCAGTCATTCACACGCAGAGAAGGTCCTGCCATAAAGCTGAACCTGTGTGCGCGAACTGAGTCTTCATGTTTTCGGGTATCGCTGTAATAAGTCATCTTCCGGTCATTTCCTCCGGCATAACTTAGCGACGTGATAACACCCAGCGAATCCGTAAATTCATAGCGGTATTTCACATTAACCCCTTTCAGGTCATTAATGCCCGGAATGTCCGTCTCCGCCTGAAGATAGCCTGCACTCAGCGTCGTCTGATGTTCAGCCGCAGTTGCCGATGCACCTGCAGCAGCCAGAATTACCACCACGGATAAAAAAGCCGCATACTTTTTACGCATAATTACCTCTCTTTTTTGCAATAAAAAAAGCGCCCGAATGAGCGCTCGTTTTGGGATTCAGGTATCAGCGAATGCTGATACCATTGCTGTTCTTCTTCACCACGATGACCAGTAGGCTGCTGATAGAAGCCCCGGCGCCACCACCGCCGTCAATAGATGACACCGTAAAGCTCAGGGTCACATTTCCACCTCCGGCTGGCATATCAAGGACTGTGCTGAATGATCTCGCTGATATCTCCGGGGTTGCGTTATATATCTCTCTGCCGTTGTGCTTCACTACAAGCCCACAGTCTGTCCATATCTCGTTGCTTGTCTCTGATTTTCCTTTTCTTCCTGCAAAGGTGATGGACGGAATGATTATTTGCCTGTCGAAACGCTGATCATCCTGTATCTGAACCGTGAGGGTTCCATTCGGGTGAGTAGCACTTCCGGGGAAAGCCCGCCCCACAGCTTTAACAATATCGCCGACAATATTCTCTGCCCGCAGCGTCCCGTTGATGGTGCAGTTTTCCGCTATCGTCACATTATTGAGGGTGCCGGAATTCGCCCTGATATGTCCGCTTACATCCGCATTACGGGCAGTCAGCCTGCCGTCAGGTGTCAGCATAAAGGTCGGCGGGTTCCCGCCGCTGGTGATGCTCGGGGCCGTCAGATATTTGAGGAACACCTCGTTCATAAATATCTGATTACCCTGAGCCACAAACATCGGGGTCTCATTGCCGTTTGCGGGGTCGATAAACGCGATACGGTTTGCTGCCACCAGGAACTGGCTTACCTTCCCTTCTTCCGTGTCCTCCATGCTCAGGCCCAGACCAGCCACATAGTGCTTCCCGTCTTTGGTCTGCTCTATCTTCACACCCCACATGGCATTCCATTTGCCGTTCGCGTCCTGCCACTCTTCCGAAAACTGATCCAGCCGGCTGGCGTTATCTTTCGTCAGCTCCACCTTCTCCAGCAGTTCTTTACCCAGGTGGCTTTCGGTGATTTTCCCTTTGAAGAAATCCAGATAACCCGCTGCATCGTTGCTGGCCTGCCCTTTAGCCTCCACGAACGCCGATTTCCCGACCTGGTTCACGGCCCGGATATAAAAGTAATAATCCTTGCCGGGTTTGATACTGCTGCTGGCCGCAATCCAGTACAGCGCGGTGCCGAGATAACGCGCATCGGTTTCCACCTGGCGGATATCGGCAATCTGTGTATCTGTAAACCAGAATTCATACTGCACCGTGGGGTCATATACCGCCTGGCGCGGGGTGGCGGTTATCTGGAAATAGCCGGGTGTCAGCTCAACATAAGACGGTACTGCGGGCGCGGCGATGCTGAAATCCGTGCTGGCAGGTTCCCCCTGCTGGCCCTGGCTGTTAACTGCCCGCACCGTCAGGGTGTAGCGCCCCGGCGTCAGGTTACGGAAGGTGTGCTCCGTTTCGGTCAGGGTCAGGCTGCTGGCCAGCCGGTCGCTGTTATCTTCCGCTTTCACCGTCAGGCGCAGGGAAAAGTTCACCCCCTTCACCACACGCGGCGTATCCCATCGTGTCCGCGCCTGATACTGCCCATCCTCCGCCAGAATCTCTGTGTTCAGGTGCTGCACGGCAGGCGGCATATTCGTGATACTGGTGTCCGGCAACGGATCAAACGTCGCCCCGTTGTCCACGATGCTCTCTTTCTCCGGAACATGCTGTACGGCAGTAATGGCATACGTGCCGTCATCGTTTTCCCGTATGGCCACACAGCGAAACAGCCGCTGGCGCAGGTCCGGCAGTTTCAGCCCCCACACACTGTACGCCGTCACGCCATCGGGTAACTGGCTGACGGCCACGCGGTCCGGGGCGGGGTGCGCGGTGACCGCGACGGTAACAGGCTGGCCATTGCTGCCCACCAGGCTCAGCACAACATTGCCGCCTGCCGGTATCTCCACCTCACGGTCCAGCGTGAGCGTTCGCGTCAGGCTGTTGACCGACAGAATGCGTCCGCCCACGGTCACGCCAGCATAATCACTGTCGCAGACCTCAATGATATCGCCGGGAACATGTCGCAGCCCCTCAGCCCCTACGGAAAAATCCACCGTCTGCGTTTCCAGCAATTCGGTGGTGATGGCCCACAGTCCGGCGCGGTGCGCCTGCCCACGGCTGGTACAGGCGAACGCATCCATCTTCAGAACGTTGCGACCGTAGCGCCGGATGGCAGCATCGTTTTCCACCAGTTCGGTGGATGTTTCCCAGCCGTTGTTCGGGTCGGTGTACCGGACCTCGGCGGCATTGTGGCGCTCTTTCAGTGCGCTGAAGCTGTAGATGAACGGCGCACCATCAGCGGGCATCACCACATTACTCTGCGTATAAGTCCAGACTTTATCGGCGGGCCGGTCCTGCACAAACGTCAGGGTGCTGCCGTTCCAGACCGGCATACAGCGCATCAGGGAACAGAAGTCCCCCAGCACGTCCCACGCTTTACGCTGGTCCGTCAGATACGCATTGCAGGTGATACGCGGCTCCGTCCCGCCAAAACCGTCAGGAACAGGCTGATCGCAGTACTGTGCAATGGCATACAGCGCCCACTTGTCCACATCAGCAACACCAATGCGGCTTCCCATGCCATAGCGCGGGTGAGTCAGCATATCCAGCACACACCAGGCCGGATTATCTGTCCAGGCGGGTTTAAACGTCCCGTCCCATATTCCCGTATAGGTCCGTTTTAACGGATCGTAATTCGATGGTACCGGCACAATACGCCCGCGCAGGTGATAGTTTCGCGTAACCTGCTGACTGCCAAACTGCTCCGCATCCACTTTTACCCCGATAACGGCGGTGTTCGGGTAGCACTGTTTCACATCGATGATTTCGGTATAGCCCGACCAAACCGTTTTGTTCTGCAGCAGGTCTGTCGTGCTGTCATCAGTGAGGCGCTGCATGCGGACTTCAAACGGCCGGGGCGGCAAATCATCGATCACCACAGATGCCAGAAACTGCGTGGTCGCTTTCCCCGTAATGGTGATATCCCGTTCCGTTCGCCACAGCCCATCCCGCCGAAACTGGATCAGCATCTGTACGCTGGTCGGGTTACGGTCACCTTTGGTACTGGTGCTGACCAGCGACTGCACACCAAAGGTAAAGCGCAGACGGTCCAGCGTTTTGGTGGTAATGGTGCGGGTCACTGGCTCTGACTTCTTCACCTCCACACCCAGCAGGGTTTCAGCGCCGGAGTCTTCGAACCCCTCCATCGCGGTCTGCTCATCCTCCCCCACGCGATAAACCACAGTGACACCGTGAACCATCGCGTTACCGTCGCTGTCGAGGACCGGCGTTTTGTTAATTCTGACACTCTTCAGCCCGTCCACAGGACCTTCAATCGGCCCCTCGCAGATGGCATCAACAACCGTCAGCATCTGGCTGGATTTCAGGTCGTCAGGAGCCTCATGCGGCGTTTTACTGCTGCCACCCCCCTTACCCATAATCTGTTCCCTCTGAAACGACAAAACCGCCTGGAGGCGGTTCTTTTGCAAATACAAATATGCTGCAATAAGTCAGCGACCGATGATCACCACCTGACCACCGCCACCCTCATCCCGTGTGCTGATTTCCTGGGAGATCGTGCGGGAGCCGACCAGCATTTCACCGTATAACACCGGCAGGGCATTACCCTGCGCCACCATGTTGTCCAGTGACGAAAAATACGTGTTCTGTTTACCGTTATCGGTCTGCCTGGACGAGGGGATTTTCGCCTGGGGTGTCAGCATCTGCGCCACTCCACCCAGCATCATGGCCACCCCCATAGAAAACAGGACCGAGGATGCCGAAATAGCACCGGCAGATAATGCGCTCCCCCAAAGAGCAAGAGTTGCCCCGCCAGTTAAAAAGGATGCGCCGATTGCCACGGCCCCCAGCACCACCTGGAACAGACCACCTTTTCCAGCCCCTGCCATACGCGGGACAATATGAATAATGCCCCCGTCCGGCAGCAGCTCATGCAGACGGGCCGAGACGCTGGTTTCATCCACATCCTGACCGGCGATGCGTATCTGATACCAGCCATCATTCATTTTCTGCCGGAAGCCCGGTATCTGCATGGCCAGCGCGTAAATGGCCTCGGCCCCCGTTTTTATACTGAGGCTGAAGCGGCGGCCAAATCGTTGTAAATCCCCGTGAAGGCAGACTCGTGCCATGCCCGGTGTCGCCATATCGAGTGTGTGCGGCGTTGCCATTTGTCGGTATACCTCTCGCGTTTACTGAGCTGGTCAGGAATATGGTGCAACAGTTCGCCGTCACCGCAGTAAATCGCGGCATGGTTGGCAACCGATGAACCAAAACAACAAATCAGAATGTCTCCGGGCTGTGCCTCTACGGCATTCACCTGGTAAAAGCCTGTCGCCTCCAGATTATCCAGATACAGATTATCTCCCTGCTTCCACCAGTCCTCCCCCCGCGCAAAATCTGGCATCTCAATCCCCGCCAGATGGTACGCATCACGGAACAGGGTGTAACAGTCCGTCACGCCATGCTCAAAAGCCCGCCCGGTGAGGAATGGCACGCAGCGAAATTTGTATATCCGGTCATCGCAGACCAGCCACCACGGCAGGCCACTTTGCACCTGCAGGCGGCGATCAACATCGCTGAGAAACGGCAGGCTATCGGGATGGCTGTGTACCAGGGCCACCACATCTCCCACCGCCTGCGCCTGAAGATAATCTGCCGGATCCATGCGGAAATACATTGTCGGTTCAGCGGAAAGATTCTGGCAGGGAAAATACCGCTCCCCGGCAGACGTGTTCACCACATAGCCGCACGATTCAGCCGGCGCACACGCAGCGGCATGCGCCAGGATATTTTTGTTCATGGGTGTATCCATCAGGAGAGACGGTTAATCGAGAGGAAGCAGCCGATGCGCGGCAGGTTATCACGCAGCTCGCAGCCAGTACGGCATTTGCTGCAGGCATCTTTTGCCGGGTCTGCCGTGGGTTTGTCAAATTCATCCGCCACAGGCGGCCCGGCATACCCACACTCCTCAGAACGGTAGGTCCAGTTGCAGACATCAGCCAGCATGATCCGCGCCGGAAACACGCTGCCGTCCGTTTCGGTCGGGGTGGCCAGCACAAAAGTCGCCGTGGTGGCTTTCAGTTCGGATAACTGTTCTACCTTCCAGCGACTGACCACTTCCTGTTCCGGATCGGCCTCCGGGTTGCCGCCTGTAAAGTTCACCGCATCGAGAAAACGGGCGTATACCACATGCCTTACCACCGTGGCCCCGACGAGGCTCTGCATATCTGCCGCAAGTCCCGTAACCATGCCAAACAGGTTCGACACTGCCAGCGTCGGGCGGGCGGAAGTTCCTTTCCCTACCAGGTCGAATCCGGTTCCCTGTATCGGGTAAACGTCATACTTACGGCCCTGCCAGGTGACCGGCTCGCCCTTCTCGTTCGCTTCATTTGAAAAATAGTAACGCTGGCCACCAAAGGCCGCCAGGTCGATTTCCCACAAATCAATGCGGGCCGACTGTTCGGTTTTCGTGGTTTCGTTGAGGGTGTTCTGAGGAATATCCTGCATAAGGATCCTTAAGCAATGACCTGCTCAAATTTACAGCTAAAATCGGAATACGTGACGTTGTCCGTAACAGACCATTCCCGGCAGACAACTTTAATCGTGCGGTTGTATTTTGGCGGTCGCCACAGAAAGGCTTTATATCCTCCATGCTCGACCAGAAACGCTTCAAGTGCGGTGCGGGAATTGTCCGACGTGATACGGAAAACAGGTTGGAAGTTAATTAACTGATGGTTGAGTCCGGTCGGGCGACGTTGCTCATAACCATCCCCAAATTTAATGGTTGTCACCGAAGGGGAAACAGAAGACGGCATCCCCTCCCGGGGTACCCAATGAAAGGTTTTCACTTATCCTCCCGCCAGCATGCCGCCATCACGTCCCTGAGTTCTCAGGATACTCATGACACGCGTGTCGACCATTTTGACCAGCATCTGCGATGCCTGCGGCCCTATCTGCCCGTTTTGCCCGTCATTCTGGATGGTAATGTGATACTCAGGTGAATAAACAATCCCCCCATTCATACCACTACCAGAGGAACCCGGGTCCCCCAGCGCCCTGACACCCAGCGTACCGTCAGTCGTCTTTGCCAGAGGCATAATAGCTTCCGGGCCAGCTTCACCAAACACGCCTGCCCCCTTTGCAAAAGCAAACAGGGTCGGGCTGTCATAGATGCCGTTACTGTAGGCACTTAATGAAGGTGAGTCATAAACACCGCCCTTCGCATTAAAACTAAAACTGCTGATGGCCGTGCCGGTACTTGCGGTGGCTGCACCGCCAAAAAGACTGCCGCCGATTCCCATAATGGATTTCAGAATGGTGTTGGTAATCAGCGCCTGCGTTGCCATATCGACAAGGTTTTTAATCACCGACTGAGTCATGGAGGCAAACAACCCAATCATCCCGTCCCGGAGTGTCTGTGTACCATTCAGCATGCCGGTCAGCATGTTGGAGGTTCGCTCCTGGGTGGTTTCCATCAGGCCGATGGCGAGGCTGTTCAGATTCCCCTGCGACTTATAAAGCTCCACCGCTGTCTGGTACTGCGCATCAGCAGAATCTTTATCCGCCTTTTGCTTCAGCAGTTCGTACTGCTCTTTGTTGATCGCATCGTTCTGGTAAAAAGCCTGCAGTAGTGACTGACGCTCGGCCAGTTGATTGCGCAGTTCTGCCAGCGGATCAACCGTCCCGGCAATATCAATCAGAGGGGCAGACATTGCCGCTGCCTGTGCCTGCAACAGTTCGCGGGCCGTACTTTGTGCCAGCGTGATTCTGGCCGTCTGGTATTCCTTTTCATCCAGAAGACGGGCATCCAGGAGTGACTTCAGCTCCTGGCTCGCGTCGCGCTCTTTCGTAAGAGTTGCTCTGGCTGGCGCATACTGTTCTGCCAGTTCGAGGCGCTGTTTCTGATAGTTTTCAGCATTCAGCAGCAGCGTCTTCTGAATATCAGCCTCGCTGGCTCCCTCAGCGCGGGCGGCTTCAAGGAGTTTTCTGGTGCTTTCCTGCTCCTGCAGGTTGATACGTCCGAGACTTGAGGCATGCGCCGCTTCGATTTCGCGCCGCAGTTGATCATACTGGTTAACCTTTGCCTTTTGCCCCTTACCGCTGTCACCGTCTTGACCTGTCCAGGGTGTGGAAGGAGTATCCTGTCCACTTTCTGATGTTGTACTGGTTGTTATCGTCTTGATATCACTGGCCAGCTGACTGGCATAATCAGCGATCCCCGTCTGAACAAGGAAACTGGCCTTACCCACGTTTTCCAGATTATCGCGGGTTTTATTTATACCCTGATCCATCGACTCGAGAGCAGCTTCGGTACGCTGGCGCGCTTCCTGCATATCTTTCTTATTACCAAGAAAATCACCAATCCATCCCTGTTTATTGGACTGTTCGATCTGCTTGTTCACGTAATTCAGGTAGTTCTGTAGTTTTCCTCGCTCATCTAACTGGTCATTTAATTGGTCGGTAAGATCCAGTTGTTTTACAGCCAGTTGTTTCTCAGATAACTTCATCAGAGCAGCTGTGGTTTCAACAACAGCATCTTTGAGATCAATCGCTGACTGACGGGCATCCTTCGCCTGATTATGGAAATAGAGCAACGCCGAACCGGCCAGCATCGCCGCCCCCACCGGACCGCCCACCAGTGCCAGCGCCCCTCTGGCCATACCTACTGCTGTAGAGGCTGCGCGGGCTGAAACGGAAAGCTGTTTATTGGCAGCATTCAGCTGGCTCTTTGCCTGGGTGGAAAGCAGTGTCTGCTCGGTTTCCTGGCGGATTAAACGGTTAAACTCGCTCTGGTAACTCACGTTAAGGCCAAATTGTCTGGCGCTTTTCTCCATTTCCCGATAACGCCCGAATTCTGCGTTATTCTGCGCCAGCGTGGCAGCGGTACTTTCCAGCGTTTTCCGCGCCATATCGGCCTGCGCCATCGCGCTGGCCCTGACTGCCTGCTGCTGCTCAACCCAGGCACCGATGTTCCCCCTGATACCTGCCGTCAGTTTTGTCGCCAGAACAGGAATCAGCGTATACAGCGCAAC